CATTTTTAATTTTAATTTTTATTTTTATTTTTATTTATTATGACTTTAAAGTCGTACTATTTTTCCCAAAAAACATTCCATTCATAAAATACTGACATTTTGTCAGGTTACCAACTGTCAACGTCTGTTAAATCTAATTCTATGTCAGCTAATTCACTATATACTACGACAATTTGTCCTATACCACTACTTGAGAATGTATATTCGTAGTTTCCATAACTTCCATAGATAGCCTTTATATGACTCTGCCATTCCTCCAACTTTTTAACTTGATCTTCATCAATAGTAAAAGTTTTAGTTTTACCTTTTTTTGGTGGAGGTAGTAACATTTCACGATCTTTAGGTGGGGGTGGTGTCATCTCATGATCATTTGGTTCACTGTTTATTCTCAAATACATTTTTTTTATACGTTCTTGATTCTCATCCATACCCTATTATTTTTCAATGATCATATTTGTATTAGCAATTGGAGCTCTAAATTCTGGAATTTTTTTACCATCAAAATCTTCAACATAAACTTCATAATGTTGGTCCATCACTTTTACTGTTGGGACGTTTTTTTGAAAGTAAATTATATCTCCTTGTGAATTAATCAAAATTACTTCTTTTTTTGTTGTGTTAAATGTTAATGTTTGCATCTTTTTTATTTTTTTTATTATGTTCTTTTATCAATTCATTCCAATTATTTTTTTTTGTCTCAAATCTTACAAATATTTTATGTTTCATACTCGTCTAAGTCTTGGCATAAGTCTTGGCATAAGTCTTGGTGTATATTGATCAACGTCATTAAGAAATTCATTTTCCATGTGAACTAATGGATAAGTGTTTTCCGGTTCATCAGGTGGGAGTACATCAGGGATTTCCGTTTGTTCTGTTTCTAATTCCATTTCTATTTGTTTTTCTATTAAAAATGTATTACAATTTTTTAATTCATTCTCAGAAAATAATGTTTTATTAACACTATTTTTTTTATCTAAAAAACCCATTAATTTAGATACGTGATCATACGAGATACCTAAATTAAAAGAATCAATTTGAGAATCAGTCTCATTATAAATTGAAATTTTGTCATCAAATTTATCAGAATAACTTCCAAATTTTCTACCTGTTTTTTTATTTATTATATAAATTAAAATTCCATTTTTTGAGTATCTATAAAAATATTCGGGTTCGCTTTTCATCGCAGTACACCACTTTGTTCCTGACCCATATTTTAACGATGATTCAAAAGTTAATGGTTTAAACATCATAACCTCATCATCTTCATAGATAACTAAAATCTCTTTTCTTGCATTTTTTAATAACTCTTTTGTTTTAGCAATTGAAATTTGATTAATAATGTCATCCATAGAATTATAGGTAGATATATCTTTATTTTCAATTAAATTTTTATCTAAAAGATTTATAAATTCCGGCAACATTTCAATATTATCTGAACCAAGTTGATCAATAACGGATATTAAAAATTGTCTTTCAAATATATTTGTATTCAATAAAATATTCTTAACGGTTTTTTTCCGACTACCATAATAATTATCTACATCTTTGTACGCAGACTCCATCTTTTTTTTAAAGATTTTTAATAAAAATGGTGTTAGTTTTTTAGTTTTACTAACATCAAGTTTAGAGATCAATTTTACTAAATTAAATCCCATGTCAGGATTTTGTTGAATTAAATGTTTTAGTCCCATTATATATTTTTTATAAATTTAAATCAAAAAAATAAAATTGTCAAGTTAATGTGAGTCACTTTTTATTTTCTATTGTTTTATCTTAACACGTATCTATGAATTACTACCACCAATTTTCCATTAAATAATGCTCGGTCTGTTTGAATGTCAATATCCATCATACCCAAGTCTTCCTTGAGTCTATTAGCTTGGACCCCAACTTCGTGTTCCGCATCTTTCTCATTTTTGAAGAATCCAAAATAAGAATCACACCCACCTGTTTTATCACATACTCCGTAAATCATCTCTCTTTGATCCATAACATTCTAATTTTATATTTTTAACATTCCACAAATCTTTAACCCCTTCGGTCATATGACAATTATGTTTCTTACCTGTCCTATTTCCAAATTCAACAATCATATCATTATGACGATTCTTAATAAAGTGAGGACATTCTTTACACGGTTTTTCCATAAAACAAAGATAGTTGTTTTTTTTTAAATAAACAACTATTTATTGGTATGAAAATTATTTTAACTGAATCACAATATTCAACATTATTAAATGAAGTAGCTGATTTTAATTCACTATATAAATCTTTATACCCAAAAATGTATAGACAAGTTTGTATGAAGTATTCTAACGGAGATAGAGAAAAAGCGGATGATTTTTGTCAACTAGGGTTCATTAAATTACATCAAAAATTTAGTACGTACGATGGATCAGGACCTATTGAAGCTTGGGCCAACCGTATAATTGTGAACACAATTCTTGATGAACTTAGAAAAGAAAAAAGAAGTCCATACAAAAACCCTGTTGACTTTGAACGAACAAATTTAGAAGTAATTGACGACACACCAGAAGAAAGTTTATATTCATCAAAAGAGATTAAAGATGCGGTTGAAACTTTAGCTTCTTCACAAAAAAAAGTATTTGAGATGTTCTTTTTTAAAAATATGCCACATCAAGAAATTGCCGAAGAATTAGGGATTAGTGAAGGCACATCAAAATCTAATTTATTTAAAGCAAAGGCAAAAGTAAAACAATACCTAATTAATTTAAACAAAAAAAGGGAAGACTAATCTTCCCTTTTAAAGGTCGACAACGAATTGTCCGACTCCACCAACTTGTTTTACTAAACAAGGAAAATTAACAAAAGTCTATTGAATCAGATATTCTTAACCCATCCACATAACGTTCAGGTTTACTCCAAGAATTTCTACTTTCAGGATATTCCAAATAATATGATTCCGAATCAAAACCATCTTCCTGTCCCCACGAAAAAGACATTTCAATAAATTCATCCTGGCTCAATTCATCCCCATATTCATCTAAGATACGACCTGATTTAATAAATTCAAGTAATGATTCTTTATCTTTAAAGAACTTATCTTCATTGAAATTCCAAAGAAACTTCCACCCCATACTACGTTTACCCAAATGAACTTTTACATTATCAGTAAACTCATCCCAAGGTGACAAATTTTGAAATTGATCAGTACCATCTATTCTAAAATTGTTATTAACTGATTCCACATTTAATTCCATTTGTCTAATTCTAGACATAAGACGATTTTTCCTTGTCTCCAATTCATTTAAAGTTGGAGATCTATAATAATTTGTTCCCATGTTTATATTTTTTCCATCCAAAGGTAGTAGTTTGGGGGATTAACCACACCTATTGAAATATCCGTAAACTTACCCCCAATTATAACTCCCATTTCTAAATTAACTTTATTTACATTACCAGTTAAATAACCAAATATTGTATAATTCAATGTTAAAGAATATACACTACCAACAGAATAAAACCCGTAATTTTGGGTACTCATTGAGTTATATGTGTATTTATTATTTGTAATAAATTTAATTGTATCAACTGGCATCATATCCATTGGTAAACCCATCTCACCAATTCTATATTGTTTAATAACCCAAGTTTGTCCAACCAAAGAGTATACACTATCTTGTGGTGTTGGATTTGGGGTTACATATGGTTGATATTCACCAGGTTCAATAACTTGTTTCTCACAAGATAATAACCCAACTAATACTAATGTTAAAAAAATTATTTTTTTCATATCTTATTTTGTTACTAATGATTCAATTTTACTTTTAACTTGATCACTTATAGAAATATCTTCCACATTACTAATAATTACGGAATTAATTAAAATTTTATTTGGTATATGTACTAAGAATGCATCTCCATTGTAAAAACTCAAATTATTTCCCAATTCAATTGACCCATGGATCATTTTTAAAAATAATTTAAATTGAATCTGATCCATAAATGTCTCATCAATTAACACACCCATACTTTCATTAATAACTTTTAGTGTGTATCCTGTAATTGTTTGTTTTAACATAATCTATAATTTTTTATAAAGGTAATACATTATTTTATAATAACAAATTTTTTACCAACTTTTTTTAGTGTGCCAACAAAATCATTTTTATGATCAATACCACCCCAAAAACCACTTCCGTCCGACCAAACTCCTTTTTTATTATTTTTATATACTGATTCATCTTCAAAAATAATGTAATCAGGTTGGTCATCTTTAGACAAAGCATATGCTCTTGTCATTTCTCTATGCTCAGATGGTGAGTAATTACCCAACCAATCTTGTCGACATAAAAATGTTGCCTGTCCAACAATAACTTCTTGTCCATCAAGAATAACTTTTTTGTTGAATTTTTTTTTAAATGTGTGAATGTAAGTTCCCATTTTTTAAATTTTAGACGTTTGAATTAATATTAATAAATTTATTATAAAGATTGTACTTGTCCCATAATGTCAGTAACCTCATCAGGACTCAAGTACCCAATAACATCATTTGTTACAGGAGTATCATAAGTTAAGTCACCATCTTTACCTAAAACGGCAATTTCAAACAAACCTTTTGATCCACCATATGAATGTGTGTGAGAAACAACAGATACACCGTATCCATTTTCAAACACCATTCGACACTTCACACCAATTTGGTACGGAGCGTCTTCAATTTTTTCAAATTTTAAATCTTCAAATTTTTTCATAATGTATTTTTTATTTGTTTTTAGTAAACGATTTATCTGCCCAAGTTTTTGCTTCCATTATAGTCCAAATATTCATATCACACATATCAGGAAATGATTGTCTCATTGTACCCACAGTCAACACATCTAAGAATCCTTTGTCTATTGAATACCATTTACCACTTTTAGTAGTATAAACGTTCATCCAATTACCAAACTCATTTTTAACTTGGATATTAATTAATGAGTTTTTCTTATACCCACAGATAATACTTGTAGGTGTTCCCTTGATGTCGTGAATAGATATAAATCCCGCTTGACATTTCCCTGCGATACGGAATTCGTATTGTTTGTCCATATCTTTCAAATGGTTAGATACCATTACACTGATTACTTTGTCTTTAATTTGAGTCTTGAAAGTTCCGTAAAATACGTCCCCTGCCATTACTCCTTCTGTTACGTTGATGATTGTGTTGTTGTTGTTAGTGGTTGTAGTTATCATAATTTTTTTTGTTTTTATTTTTAATTATACAACAAAGGTAATACTTTTTTTTAAACTACCAAACAAAAAATAAAAAATCCCATAACTTTTTAAAAAAAATTATGGGATTGTCTTTTTGATTAACCACTAAATAACTAAGAAAGAGGATTTTGGTTGTTATTATGTACGATATAAATATGCTATAATTTATTAAAAGTTAACTTTATTGTAAATTTTTAACAATTATTTTATAAAATTCATCTGTTTTGTTTGTAATTGGTAATTCATCAATACTATAATACCCACACTCACTATGTTCTCCACCATCTTTTGCGTTATCCAGATCTGGATATATTTTATCTTCAACCTCAAGACCATAGACATACATAAAACCTTTTAGGAAAGTACCATCTTTGTTAAATCTATCAACAAACCCAACCAAATTTAATTTATCGTTGATCTTAATATTTGTTTCCTCAAAAAACTCTCTACGAGCAGCCTCTTCAGGTGTTTCACCATCTTCTATTCCCCCACCAGGGATTGACCATTGATTTGGCATTGTGTTGTCACTACTTCTTTTACACAACAATACCTTGTCATTACATTTAACTAATATTCCGGAAAATCTTTTGTTTTTTTTCATACCTTACATATTTATATATATATGGAAGTAATAATAAACAATAATCTTTTTAATGTCAAATCTGCAATTACCGATAAAGACATTCAAGACGGAATGAAAGGTAAAAAATTTGATAACGAATTTAACGGTATGTTATTTGTAATGAGTGAAGGTACTCATTCATTTTGGATGAAGGATTGTATTACTCCTTTAGATATTATTTTTATATCAGATGAATCAATAATAAAAATTTACTCGGATTGTCCACCTTGTCGGGAACAAGACGATTCGAAATGTCCCCGATATGATGGTGTTGGTGATATGATCTTAGAGATCAATGGTGGTGACTGTATTAAATACGATATCACCGAGGGTGATTCAATTTTGATTAAAGAGTGATTTTTGAATTCTAAAAGGTTCAACTCTATCTTTCGCAATTTTTGCGTAATTTGGAGATAACTCAATTCCAACCCAACGTCTTCCCAATATTTCAGCAGCAACCAAACTAGTTCCGCTACCAGCAAATGGATCTAAAACAATATCATTCTTATACGATAAAATTTTAATTGCCTTTGTTGGGATGTCCATTGAGAATGTTGCCTTAGTCATTGACTTAGTATCTGCAAAATAATTCCACTGACCAAACACAAGTTCCATAAACTCTTTCTTATCATTTTCTTCATAAACAGTTTTCTTTTTGGTGGTCCCGTCTTCTTGTTCAACATCAGTTGGAACACCTGTCCATTCAGGTTGACCTTTTACTTTTTTAATGTGTTGTTTTTTATACGCTAAAATTACACACTCTTTTGGGTTATAAATGTATGGACTAGAAGGACTCATCCAAGAACCCCAAGCGGTTGTTTTACTTCTATGTGGAGAGTCTTCTTCAAGATCCACAACACCAAAGAAACCATAACCAATTTCTTTCATAATTTGCCACATTTCTGAAAGAAATAAAATTCTACCTCCCTTAGTTTGTCTATTGATCTCATAAGGAATGTTCAAGGCAATTCGACCGTCATCCTTTAAAACTTTGTAAGCCTCTGTTAACCAATCTTTGGCGAACTCAATATACTCCTCAAACGCAACATCATCGTCATGTACATCATAATCGATTCCAACACCATAGGGTGGGGATGTTACAATTAAATCCACACAACCTTCAGGAAATGTTTTCATTACATCAATACAACTACCATTAATAATTTTACCAGTAATGTCTTCTAAATTCTTCATACTTTTTTTTTAATTAATTAAACAATTTTAATAAACCTAACTATAATTTTTTTTATTGTCAAATTTTTATTAAACTATTTCTGTAATTATTTGTGCTAATTTATATCCTGCAAATGCTCCCGCAGCGGCTGAACCAGGAAGAACTATAAACTTACCTAAAATTGTGTCATATTTTTTTCTGTTGACAATATACGAAATTAAAACGTAATACAGAACATAATTTATTAAAACTAAAAAGTCCAATTCTTTTGCAACAAACACAACAATAGAATTACCTAAAAACCCCCACATAAAATTTATGAAAGTTTCCCGTAGTAATTCACTTGGTGTTGTGATTGCGTCTAAAACTGAAATTTCTTTACTAAATCCTGTTTTATTTTTCGATGTTTTCAATGTGGTGTTGGATGTACCATAGGGCTTTTCTGAGGTCTTCAAGTTCTGTATCTTTTCTTTTTTTTCCTGCACGGCTAATATATTTTATTGCATTTCCTAAACTAAACCCCAAATCCCAAGCATCAATAACTTTTATTGCTTCGTATTCGTTATTTTTTCCCCCATAATGTTGAGGATGATTTACTTGTTCTATTTTTATCGGTGGACACTGACAAAGTCCTGAACCACCACATACACATTCTTTTTCCATTATTCTTCTCTATATTCTTTTAATAATTCATCATTTGAAATTGTTCCGTATTTCTTATTAAGACTTTCCATATCAAAATCCTTACTCATCATTATTTTAACATCGTAGATTTGATCGGTAGTATTTAAAGATATGTCAATTTCTTTAATAATTTTGTATGGGTCAGCATTTGATCCAGGTCTTCTATCCTCA